ACCGGCTGAATCTCAAGGTCCGAGTTGTCGGTGAATACCGCGCCGTCGATGTCGATTGAGTTGCCCTGCACGCCCGATCCGCTGTTGCTCGCCTCAAGGCTATTCAACGCGAAGTCCGTGGAAGTTGTCCCGCTTCGCCCGCCCGTCAAGTCCTGCCAGCCGGTAGAGGTCCGCTCCTGCTCTGTCCATGCGTACTTCCACTTGTTGTCGCCGTTCGCCGCGTTGCCGGTGATCTTCGCCCAAAACGTGTCCGCCGTCTGGTGGTTGATGTCCACGATCGCCCACTGCGTCCCCGTCGTGCCAGCCACCCACAGAATCTTTGCCGCACCCGTTGGGCCGCTGTCAAGTTGCGTTAGGTCGGTGTCCTTGATGTCGGCGCGGTCGTGGAACTGGCTGTTGACGTTGACTTGGCACTGGACGAGGCCGGAGACAGCAGCGTATCCAATCTCGCCATCACGGATCGCGCCCATCGCAATGGCAAACCGCCCTTCGTGCGTACCCGTGGTAGGCTCATCCCCATCCATGTAGACGCGCTGCAAGAAGGCATCGGCGTTTGTCGCGTGGTCAACCTGCACGTCGCCCAGCCCCAGCACGCCATACTTAGCCACGTTCGACCCGGAGTTGTTCTTGATGCGAATAACCGCAGGGTTGCCGGTGGCAAAGCTGCGCCCCGCTTGTCCTGCGGGGCGGTTCGCCAAGTCTGCCGCAGCGCGAACCTGCGCGTTGAGCAGGTCGGCCCTGCGCGGCAGCGGGTCGCCAGCCGATATGTGCGGAAATTGACTCACAGCTCTAGGCCTCCGAAGTCGCCGTCCTCAAAAACGGACTGCACATACGAGCCTGCGGGCTTTAGCGCCTCCCACCCGTTCGCGTCCTCGTCGGGAGCGTAGTATGTCCAAAAAAGCTCCCAGCCCTCCTTGCCGCCCGACACGGTAATGCCTTGCTTAGTGAAGCTGGAAAGATTCTTAGATCGAGAGAATCGGTAAGTCAGGCTCCAGTCGCTATCCCCCTGCCTGCTACCCGACATGCCGAGAAAAAGCACCTCACCAGCAGGGAAGGTGGCGAAAGTTGCATCATTAACAGTCATATATAGGTCGGCAACGGCAGTGACATAAGCATTGTCCACGTCTGCCACGGGCTTGAAGGCGGGAATTACAAACTCAAACCCAGACTGCTGTGGTAGCGAGATGCCATTCACTTTGTCGCCGTCCCAGTTGATCGCGTCACCGAAGTCGGGTGCGGGGTCCGCTCCGGGGCCGTATCTTGCAGTGGAGATTGCGAACTCAGTGAATAGCGACGTTCCACCGATCTGGAAGCTGTAGTTCAGCCCGCTCGACGGTGTAAACAGTCGCCATCGCACGCTCACATTCCACTCTTGGTAGTAGAACTCGGATGCCTGCGTCTCGTCGTTGACACGCTCCAGATCGTCGATTGTAGATGGGCAGGCGATAGCGCCGTGGACAGCGGCAATCGCCGCTGCCTCATCAGAATACCCGGAAGCGATGTATTCGCGGGTATGCTCACTGAGCGTCCCCGATCGGCTCGTCACTCGCTCTTGCACCCATGCCATTATGCCGCTCCTTGTTTACGATCAATGCTGTCCAGTTTTTTTGTCTGCTTCTTCTGCTCCTCCAGAATAGCCTCTTGCGTGTCGGTCGGATTCTGGGCGGCTGCGCCCATAAAGCTGATCTGCTGGGCAGTGAACGCTTGCTGGGTTCGCCCGGACTGCACTGCGCTGGCGTCCATGCGAGCGGCCTGCACTCGCAAGTCATACTTCTCATTGATCTTTTCGATCAACGCTTCATTGCCCGCCGCATCACGGATTGCCTGCTTTCGCTGCAACTCGATCTGGGCAAGCGTGCGCTGCAACCCCTCGGGCGTACTGAGGTCGATCTTCAACTTGTCAATGTCATCTTGAAGGGACTGCACTGCATCAGCCTGTTCCTTGGCCCGCTGCTTATCCTCGTCCGCTCGCTCCTTCGCGTGCTTCTTACGGAGGTTGTTGAGCATCACCTCGTAGAGTTGGTTCTGCTTGAATCGCTCGTTTGCATAAAATGCTAGGACTTGAGCCTCACCCTTGCCAACGCGCTTTGCCGCCTTAATAGCCTCGCTGGCGCGCTTCTCCAAGTCCGCTCGTCGCCGCTTGAACTGCTCTTGAAGTGCGGCAACCTCACGACCCTCAACATCCTCCATGCTCTGAATACGCGCGTCGGTGAGTTCCTTCTCAAGACTCTTTCGCGTATCGATTGCCTCTCGCTCCAACTGAGCCATCACGCCGAACCGCTGCTCCTCAGCCTTCTGCCGGACGCGGGCGATCTCCTCGGCAGTTCCGCCATTCTCAATGATGGCTTGCTCTTGCCTCATTGCCCACTCGTCGATCAAGGCGAGTTCCTGGGCAGCACCCTCGGTGGATCGCATAATACGAAGGCGAGCTATCTCGCTCTCGTGGTTGCGCCGGACATCTTGCAGTTCGCGGGCCAGTTTGACATCTAGGTTGTGGCTTTTTTGAGCGTTGGCGGCACGCACCAAGGCAATAGCCCTGCTGTTCTCGATGGCGGTTTGCAACTCCTCTTGCTGGCGAGCTTTCATAGCCTGCCGGGCGGCTCGTCCATCCGGCCCTTGGTCGGCGTCAAGCATCTTTAACTCTTGGGCGTGACGCTCCCGCAGTTTAACCAGCTCGTCGTTGTTGGCGATCTCGTCCTGCAATCGACGAGCGTTCTCAACCTGCAACTTGGCCCGCTCCCTAGCGGCAGAGTCTGCGATGCTTGCGATGCGGGCGTCTTGGAGTTGCCGCTCTAAGTCAAGCAAATCCTGTGCGGTTTCCTTAGCATCCGCCTTGGCTTGTGCGCGCCGCTTGTCGGTGGACGTTGGCCCACCCGTGATGGTCGCCCAGCCGTCCTTGATGAGTTCCACGCCCTCGCCAAAGCGGTCGGTGTACCACTTCCATGCGCTTGCCGCCTTCTGCATATTCTTGCTGAATCCCTTGGCATACTCATCAACGAACACGCCAAGCGCGGGGAAGTCTCGGGAGAAGTTGGATACAGCCTTAGAGAACCTGTCGGATGCAATGCGGCCAAGGCCAAATTCCTTGCCGAGCTGTACGAGGCCAACGCCCAGTGCCCCCACACTAAGCACGATCGCTTGGATGGCAAGCCCTGCGGGAGTCAGTGCCTTGGTGAATAATGACATCGCCCCTCTGGCGAGCTTCTGCGCCTTCACAAGCATACGCATACGCCTACCCATCAAGAGATAGGCGAGGGCCGCTTGATCGGTGGCGCTAAGGGACTGCTTCGTCACAATGCGCCCCGAACCCGTCATGCTCTTGGTAGTCGTCTTGTTGTAGTCGCTGACCCAGCGGCGAGCTTTGCGAACATTCGCCGACAGCGCCCGGAACTGCCCCGTCAACAGGACTACGGCAGCGCCAACGGCGGACACGCCCAGCACCATCTCAGCACTGATCGCTGGCACGTCACCGGCGAACGCCGACAGCGCAATAGTTGCCAGTGACAACTTGCCCAGCACGCCCAGCGTGCCAACAAGTCCGGCCCGCACAGCCCCAAGCGTTGCCGCCGACTTCTTGAGCGAGGCGTCCATGCCCAGCCACCGCAGCCCCGTCTGGGCAGCCATCACGCCCATGCCGTGCAGTTGCGACTTGGCATACGCGAACTGAGCCGCAACGCCAGCCGTCTCCATCTTGACCATCTTAGCCCAGCCCGAGTAGGCCGTGGCCGTTGCCGAGATGCCCATAATCGCCAACCCAAGAGCTGTGGCCGCTGCCGCCGCTCCAAGGATCGCCACGCCCGCCGCTGCTGTTCCGACAGCGATTACGCCGAATGCCACCGTCAGGGCGGGTGCGTGGGTGGCAATCGCTTCAAACCCGCGAGCCATATTTGCGAAGGTTGCGATCACCGGGCGAAGGATAGGGAGTAGTGCTTGCCCGACTGCCACCGTGAAGTCTCGCACGGCACTTGTCGCGGCACGCATTGCACCAGAGAACGTCTCAAGCTCCGTCACGGCCTTGCCGATTGCGCCCTGCTTGCTCATCGTCCGCTCGATGATATCCATACGGGCGACAACCTTCTCAAACTCACGGGCAGACTCGGTAGTGACATCCAGCCCCTTTGCCGCGAACTCGGCGTCGAGGGCTGCGGCCTTCAGGTTGATACCAAAGCGATCCAAGACTTCGGGTGAGCCGGACAGGGCAGAGATGAACCGCTGCAAGGCTTCCGTGGTATCCATACCCTGAAACGCCGCGAAGTCACGACTCAACTCCGTCATGCGTCGGCTGAAGCCGATCTGATCCTGCTCGCTGTCCACGATCTCAGCGAAAAAGGACTTGAACGTAACGAGCGTGTCCTCGACAGCGAACCGCGAGTCGCCGATACTGACAGCAAGCTCGCGGGCAAAGTTGCGGGCCTCATCCGCCGCTTCGCGGAACACTGCGTCCAGGCGGCGACCCACCAACTCAACCCGGTTTGCAGCCTGGGCCGCTTTCGCCAAGGCAACAACACCGGCACCGCCAATCGCGCCGAGAGTTGCACCCACCTTGACGGCGGATCGGGCGAAGCGATCGAGCTTGTTGCGAATCTGCGCAAGCCCCTTCTCCATCTCGGCAGCCTCAAGGGACATGCGGACAAAGGTTTCGCCAGCCTTAATTGCACTTGCTGATGCCATGAATTACAGTCCTGATCGGAGCAAGTCCTTGAAGATGTCGGGGTACTTATCCTGAGCCTTCGTCGCCGCTGGCCCCATGAACTTACGCTCGGGATACTTGCGCCGCGCTGGCATCAGAACCATCATGTGATCCGGGTATCGATTCGATGGGTATGGCTCCTCGCCCTCCTTCCACTTAACGCCCTTGCGGACGGCTCGCTTGTGGATCGGGACGCGGCCTGCCCTGCCCGCAACGGTGCCGCCCTCCTCGTGGAGATTGGCGACGTTATTGGGCGTGCTCTTGCGGATCGGGCCGATAATGACAGACGAATCATCATCCATCACCTTGAACTCAAACGAGTTCCGCAGGCCGTGCGTGATCGACTTGGGCGGCGAACCTGGACGGCTCGGCTTGCCAAACTTGCCTTGTCGCTTCTTGCGGATGGATCGCTTGGCAATCTGCTTGATTAAGCCACCGACGCGGTATAGCGCCCGCCGCTTGCCGCGAGCAAGCTCGCCTAGCACCCTGCGGTTCGATGAGATGTGCTTTGCAGTCACCTTGATGAAGGCCATGTCAGCCACCACCCTTCCGGTTGCCCGCAAGCTGCTTGAGGACGGAGATGTTATCCGCCTTCACTGCCACGCCGCCCGAGCTGCTTTTGACGTAGGGGTTGTAGTGACTCAAATCGACTCGCTTCTTGTAGTGGGCGTTATGGAGAATCCCCATAATGCCCGAAGTGTGATTCCAGTGCAGCCGGTCGCACACGTCGATCCGGCCATCAACCATCCACATCAACTCGCGGAGCGTAAGCCCCGGCGTCAACGGGTTTATTCCGACGTACCCTGCTGCTCGCCAGATTTCTCTGTAGAGTCTTTCAGAACCGCTTCCGCGATCTGATTCGGGTCCATCTCCTCGACCTGAGCGAGAGCCTGATCCATCATGATCTCGCCCGCTTCTTTGGACTTCCGAAGCATCTGGCGGATTCCCGCCCTCCGCTTCGGGTCTGGGAAAAAATCACAGACGCCCTCCACCAGCGCCTCGGCAGCGCCCATCAGGGCATCGCCGTGCAGCGCCTTGGCGAATCCGATCTCATCCAGCCCACGCTCTTTGATCTGATCTTCACAGACCAGCCAGAGCGTATCGACGAGTTCGACTGGATCGCCAACGATCTTTTCAAATACTTCCATCTCGCCATCAAACATCTTGAGGATGTCGAGATCATGCCCCTTCAACTTCTTGACGGTGGGGATGTCAATGAAGACACTCCACGTCCGGTCTTGGGCGTCTGTGAAATTAGCCATCTCATTCACTCCTTATAGTGCTGGGCTTAGGTGGACTCGGTGTACCAGTTGGGTGCGTTGGTGGAAGTCGTGACGGGGGCCAGCGCCAAGCTGACGCTTGCAGTCACAACGTCTTCCAGCGGCTCGTTACGCGAGAAGTTGGAGACGTGGTAGAACGCCACCAAGCCCTGCGTGCCATCGGTGTTGATGTCGCCGTCCATGATCGCCATTGGGATCGTGGTCTTGTTCAGGAAGGCATCCTTAAGTGCGGTGAAGTTGGCGTCCGAGCCGCCCTGATCCCACAGCATCTCAAACTCAACACCGCCGTCGCCGAGCGTCGGGATGTTGCCGCGCCAGCCCACGCCCGCGCGGGTGGATGCGTCAGCGGTGGAGCGTTCCAGGTTCAGGGTGAGATCACCCTTCACGTTGTCGATCTCAGTCCAAGAAGCAGCGTCAATCGTCGCGTCTTGGGTGTCGGCCAGCGAAGTGGTCCGGTACAGTTTGCAGCTTTCGCCAGTGATGGTAGCCATCAGTAATCTCCGGTTACGGGGTTGTCAGTAAGTAGGTCGCGTTGATGACGCTTCGGAACTGCTGATGTGCGTACAACACATCGCCGTCATATATGGGGTCTACTTCCGTCCTTAACCATGAGGCACGCTTGCCGTTCACGGTGTAACCTTCGCTCCTGAGTCGATCTTCGATCTCCTCTGTCAACTCCACTAGGCCCGACACTGCGGCGGTGTCAACGGCTCCCGTGGATGTCTGGACATTCTTGAGAACGGCCACGCCAATCGTGATCTCGTTCTTGCATTTACTTCGAGAGACTGGCTCAACCTCTCGCTGTAGCGGCACGCACTTCACGGCAACCGCGTCTTCAAGTTCATCCATGTCATACTCGACCAGCGCCGACGCCGTTACAGTGAACGTGTCAGAGATGGTGTAGCTCCCGCCATTCACGCGAGTAGCCACCGCATCAGCTAGGTCGAACACATCACTCACTCGTCACAACCTCCGCTTCCGGCGAGAGGTGAATCGCTCCAACTTCGGGGGCGAGCTCGTAGGCTGCGCCTCCGATGTGCGCGATCTTGAACCGCTGGTGCGGCGCGTCATTCAGGCCAAGCCGAGGCCGACCGTCGCGCGTCCAGTTGTAATACAGCAGGCCGTCCAATTCGCTGCCTGTCTCGACTTCGACGCGGGCCGTATCGCCAGTCAGCTCGATAGAGACCGCGCCGGTGACTTCTTTCAGGTTTCGCGTGACTTTAGCTGGCATCGCCAACCTCCTTGGTGTGTATACGCAGCACGGTTCGGTTGACGTTTTCGGCGTATCGCCACACCTCACCACCCGCAATCGGCATGGCACGATACGTCTTGCCGCCGTAGTCAATCTCGTCCCCTCGCTTCGGCTCCACTGCGATGCCGTTGATTTGGTAATCCGCCGCCGTAATCAGGAAGTCGGCGATGTTGGTCCGCACCGTGACGCCGTTCATGCCCTCGACATCGGCCATCGTCTTGCCGACTCGCATGTCAATGGAGGGCGTCTCGTTGTCGTCACGACGAATCGAGCCCGACTCAGATAGGTGCGTCTTCATGCTGCTGGACAGCCATGCGAGGCTTGTGGACATGATGCTCATGATCCCACCCCCATCTCTGCCATTTCATCGTACTCGCGCCACTCTTGGGCGAGCTTTGCCATCTCGATGTCAGACTCAATGCCGTTCACCGAGAACAGCTTGAGGGACTGAAAGAACGGATCGTTCTTGCGGCCCAAGCAGGCGTCTCGCAGCTTGCCCTTGATGTGTAGGATGCGAGTGTCGTCGTCGAACTCGTGCCACGTCTGATCGACGTTGTTCCACTTCTTACACATCAGGTCGTGGCAGTCAGCGATGTCTTGGCCCTTGCCGTGGGTGATGAGCCACATAAACGAGGCTTGGTTCGCGCCGCCGAACTTGCGAGCGCCGTGGTTGGCGAGTTCCCGATGCTCCATAAGCACTTGATCGCGGTCCACCCATGCGTCCATGAAGGCGCGGGAGCGTTCGTTGCAGGTCACAAACACGACGCCGCTGTTGACGGGAAGCCGCCCAGGTCGCCATGTCCAGCCGATGTCAAACTTGGTGTCGAACGCTTCGCTGAGCGGACCAAGAACGATCGTATCGGCGTCGATCAGGACGACTTCCGAGCCATCGGGCTCGGCGTGGATCGCAGATCGCCACACCTTCAGCTTCTCATGATTATCGGTGTAGTGCCGCAGGAGGCCCGGCTGCTCGTCGGGGACTTCTGTGACGATCTCGTCAAACACTTCGACGTCCGGCGCGTTCAGGCTGACCGATAGCCGCAGCGCGCGCGCCAAGCGACTGAACACCGGATCGCCGAAGTGGTTGCAAATCACCTTCATATCTCGTCCTCCCAATCAATTTCTTCAACGTACTTGAAGAACGCAGGTGAGTCCGATGGGCCAAAATCTTCCATCAACTCAAAGCGATCGCTGAACCTATCCATAAAGGCGACCTGCTCCAAATACAACTCACCCTTCGGATCGTCGTCGCCGAACTGCCGGTAGAACCCGTAGTCCAGCAACCCCACCGTCGTCACGCCGGGAATCCAAGATGGGCCGAACGCTTTGAGAGCGCCGTAGAACGGCCCCTCTCGCTTGGCCGCGTCCAGAAGCCAGATTTCGATGGGATGCCCACACCACTTGGCCTGCTCGATGCGGCCACGGTATGTCTTGATCGGGAAGCCCTCGCAGTAGGGCGTTGCGAAGTCGCGGAAGATCGGCTCGATGTTCTGGCCGTCCACCATCGGCACGTTGCCGAACTTAGCCTTGAAGACTTCCTCTCGGTTGGCCTGCCACTTGTCGTAGACACACAACGGCAGGTCATAGCCCGCTTCCGAGAGGCCCGTAGCCAAGGCGGCGGTGCCACCGCCCAGCCATGCACCGCACTCCACCGCGTAACCGGCACCGGACCAACTTGAACCAATCTCCGCGAGATAATCTCGGATTTCCTCGCTGAGCATGGTTGGGATGTTGTTGTGCAAGTGCATAAAAGCCTCCTAAAAGGCAGTGGCCCGCTCTCACGAGCCGCTGCTTATTCCTTACGAGCTAACGCCGGTCGGAACCGGGCGCTGGACGTTCAGATCAACCTTGACGTTTTCGTCAGAGGTGGTTGCGGCGGACTCGGCCATGCCGAGGTAGAAGTCGCCAGCTTCGATGGTGTCGTCAGCGGTCAGCGCGGTGTCTGCCGATGCGTCCCAATAGACGGGATCGCCCTTGGCGAACGTCTTTGTGTCGCAGACGACCTTGAACACGCCAGAGACGTATTCACTGCCGAGGTCAGAAGCGTCGATGTCGGTGACGGCAACGCCGACCTGACCATCTTCGCGTTCGCGGATTTCACCGGCGCTCACGCCGGAGCCAGGAGTGTAGTCGCGGACGGCGACCGGCCCCTGGTACAAGATTGCTTCGATTGATTGTGCCATGTTTGGCCTCCGTTACGTTGGTTTGATTCAAAGAAGAAAAACGACGGGCCACAGAGCCACAACGTGACCCGCCGCAGGAGGAAGGCTATTAAGCCGTGCACTTCACGCCGCCCAGCGGGTTCTGCTTGGCGACACCGAAGTCGGCGTAGCCACGCATCTGAATCCCGAGGGTGTTGAAGTCTGCGTCCGCAGTCTCGACGGTCGGGTTCGGGTTGCCGTTGAGGGCTGCAACCTCGATGACCGGGATGTCGCTCGGCGAGCCGAGGAGATACCAAGTGCTTGCCGAGGAAGCGCCGCCGAGGCCACCGTTGAGGTAGCTGGATCGCACGACGCGGAACTTGCCAGCGTGCGGGTTGCTGTTGGGCAGCGGGGTGTCGGCGGTCGTGGACACATCGACGGTGGTGGTGTTCATCAACTGGCTCGCAGTCACGTTCAGCGCGTTGGGAACGAGCAGGATCGAGGGCATCAGGCCGAGGGGCGAGCCATCGGAGCCGTCTGCGTTCTCGGGCGACTTCTGATCGAGGAACGCGAGTTCAGCGGCAGTCAGGCCACCGATGGAGAGCGCGTTGCTCGTCTCAAGGTTGTTGTTGCCAGCAGTGAAGAAGCTGGTGTTGTCAAGGAACTCAGTCCAGAATACCTTGTTGGCCTTGAGGCCAGCACCGCGACCGATCTTCTGAGGAACGGCAGTCAGAGCGCCGAGGTCGTCGTTGATCTGATCCTTGCGAGTAATACCACCCATGATGGCGTAGGTATCCGCTTGGTTCGTGAACGACTCATCGCTCAGGGTCGAGTGCTTGATCTCGCCGCCAGCACCAACCTGCTCAAACTCCATGTCACCGATCAGGTTGTAGGAGGTGTGCTGCTTGAAGTCGGAGACGTTCTTGATCGGAGCGATCTCGCGCCAAGTGGACTCAACCGCGTTGTAGCCTTGGAGTAGGAACTTGTTGGCGGTGTTGCTCAGGATGCCGGTGATGCTGAGCGTCGAGAAGCCGCTGGATGCCTGAACGCCCTGCGAGAAGGCGGCTTGCAGGATGCCACGGTGATCTCGGCGGAAGCTGGGCGAGCCAGCGTAGCCGTTCTGAGCCGCAGCGTCGATGAAGACTTCTTGCAGGCCGATGCGGCCCTTGTAGCGGTCGTGGGCGGCTTGCAGGGTCTTGTCGTCAAACTCCTTTTCGACATCCTTGAGGCCGCCTGCCATGCAGATCGCAGCTTCCAGAACGTCGCCGTCGAGTTCCTTGCGGCCAGCGCCAACATTGATGTTGGGGGCGGCGACCGAGCGGGATGCACGCAGGACTTCCAGCTCGGTGCGATCGGCGGACCAGCCGTTTGAGATCGCCTTGGCAGCGATGTCGGGGTGTCCCTCAGCCTTGGCCTGCACTTCGGCAAGCCGGGCCTGCTCGGCACGCATCTCAGCGATCGCAGCCTGCGTGTCAAAGGCGTCGTCGTCGGCAGATGCCTGAACGTCGCCAGCAGGTTCGTCGGGGGTGTCCTGAGCGGCCTGAACCTGCTCATACGTTGCCTTGAGGTTCTTGACGGCATCCTCGCTCAGCGATTCGATGTCAAGACCCTGTGCTTTTAGCCATGCTTCAAAGCCCATAGTAATCGTCTCCGGTTGTAGGGGTTGATTGTTCGCCGCAACACGTGCTGCGGTGTTGTCGTCCGCACCAAGTGCGACGAACGAAATTTCCTTGAGTGTGGACTTACGGGCCACGAGAACCGGGCCGGTAAATGTCCGGCCATTCACTTGAACTGTCTCACCGCGATCCACTTCGACCATGCGCTCGATGCTCGCGCCAATGCTGGCCTGCCACGGGAAGCCATTGCCGCTGGACGCCATCACTTCTTCGGCGTAGCTGTTCGCGCCGCTGACCACGCCGGACGCCTTGAGCGAACCGGCGCTGATCTTGATGGCGTCGGTGTGGCCGACAACCTGCGCGGGATTGTGATCTTTGAGGATGGGGCGCGCCTTGGACGACACCTTCATGCCCGCGAGATCGACAACGACTGGAGCGCCGAACCCGACGTTCATCTTGCCGCCCGTGTAGCCCGTCATGCTGAACCGCTTGAGCTTCCCACTGTCGTCTCCTTCGGCGGCAGTGAACTCAACCGGCTCGGCCTGAGCTTCAAGCATGTGAAGCGTGCCGTCGCCATCGCTGGCTTGGATGTAAAGATCAGTCTTCTTCATCTTGCTCCACTTCTTCTTCAACAGGTGCAGCCGCCTTCACGCCGAACAGCGAGTCGGCGAGGCGGGCGCGGTAATCTTCGACTGACAAGCCAAGTGCCTCGGCCTGCTTCTCCTGCTGCTCCTCCCAGTCCTGACCCTTGGCCGCATACAGATCGGGATACGTCAGCGCTCCGGTCTTGAGCATGGTTTCCTCGCCCTTCGACTCCTTAGCGGGGTCTACGTGCTTGAAGCCATCCCAATGCCAGGCGTGGGGGATCAGGTCAGCGTCAACGCGCCGCAACTCGCTGGGCAAAAGCCCCTCGACGAGTGCAGCCTCGTTGAGCCAAGCGCGCCACAGATGGTCTAGAACCACACCATTGATTTCATGGCGATCTACGTGGATCGCTCGGTAGTAAGTTTGATGGTCTAGGCGTCCTGACGCATAGTTGTAGTCCGACGAGTCGCCAGCAGCCACGTTGAACGGCATGTTCAGACAGCGTGCAATCTCATTCAGAATCTTGTCTCGGAACTCCGCATAGGTGCTGGTGGGCTGCTCGGCGGCGAGCTGCTCCATCTTCCAGCCCGCAGGCATCGACGTAAACATGCCACGGACCACCTCAAAGGTGTCCAGCGGGTCGATGTCGTAGCCATCCTCGTCTGCGGCAGCGTCGGTGTATAAAATGCCCGCCATGTCAGCCGCAATTTCTGCCGCAGTGACAACAGCGAGCGTGTAACGCCGCAACATCGCAAAAAGCGGCAATGCAGGCGTGATATCGGGAGCGCCACGGAGCTGTCCGGGTCGGCGGGCCTTGAAGTAGTGGATCACCTGCTCGGCAGGGATGTCTTGGTACTGGTATCGGTAGCCATTCAGACCGCCCGGATGCTCCGTTAGCATCGAGTAACTAATTGGATTGCCCCACGAGTCGTAGACAATTCCATCCGACTCCGTTCGCTCCCATCGGTATGCGGGGTCGGCAAACTGCTCTGCTTCAATGCATCGCAGATCAAGTTGTACGTCGTGACGCAGGCGCGGGTTGGTGCCAAGCAGGGCAAAGCTCTCGCCGTCGCGCGTCTTGGACATGCGGAGGGTGAGTAGCTTTCGACACAAGCTCACTTCCGCCGCCCATGCGTTGAACGCTCGCTCAACACGCTGGTTGGCCGAGCGGTCGCCCGTCTTGAGTTGCAAGCGCGGGCCGGTGCCGATCGTGTCGGTGGCAAGCGTCTCAACCATGCCCGCCGCGAAGCTGTTGTTCGCACACTCGTATCGAGCGCGGTTGCGAAGCCGCTCGCGGATCAGTGGAGTCAGGGATGCGCCAGAACTGAGCGCGTCGGCCTGCGCCCAGTGCTTGACGTTGCCAGCGTGATCTTGGGCCGCGTCATACTTGGCCGCGATAGCCTTGTGGTGCTCGCGCGGTGCGTCGTGGATCGACTTGTGGTTGATGGTTTTCAGCAACTACTGTCCCAATGCACTGGAAGTCTTGGCGCGAACCACGCGGAGCCCGAAGCCCTTGGCGCGGGCGGCGTCGCGGTTGTTCAGGTAGCGATCAGCCTCGATCTGCTCAGAGAGCGAGTGCTGCTCAAACTCACCTTCATCCGACTTGGCCTTCTTGGGGCCAGCCGCATTTGTTTCGATTTGAGACGATAAATCTGCCATAATTACACACTAGAACATGATTCCACTCTTGTAAAGGGGTTGCGTTCTAGGCTGTAGAACCAAGTAAGAATTATTCCTCGACGCTCTTGAAGTTGCAGTCGCACGTCTTGCACTTGTGGTAGCGGATCGGGCGCGCCGTGCGCGTGATCCGAGTCTTGTCGCTGCCGCAGTG